CCGGCAAATCCTCGAGCTGGCCGTCCCGTTTTTTACGGTAACGATATTTGTTGCCGAGCGCTTGGATCAGCGTCGGGCACCCTTCTCGATTGATCTGTAGGCCGGGCTCGCCGACGATCTGCGAGCGCAACATCTTCTCGACTGCGAGAAGCCTCGGGTCGATCTTGTTGGTGCTGGCTGGATAGGCTAGGAACCCCTCAGCTTTGAGCGCGTCGAACGGCGTTTCCTCGGTGATCTGAGACTTCTCACGCCCAGCAGGATCGCCGACGATGAACACTCGACGGCCAGCGAAGGGCTCGCTGAACAGCACCGGTTTCAGGTGCTCCTGCACCATCTGGTTTAGCCCCATGCCCTCTGTGACAACTTCGCGCATGATGATGCCGCGGCCGTAGTTGTCGATCTGGCCGATGAGCGCGCAGGGGGTGCGGCCAAAATCTAAGCCGATCATAAGAGGCTTCGACGGGTTGACCGACAACTGCATGTTGCGGACGTGGGTCGGCGCATGGAACGACTTCCTGAAAACCGCCTGGCCGGCGTTCGAGGTGCCCCACATCGACTCGACGTGAACCTGCGCCCACTCGATATCTTTGTTGTCGGATAGGTTCTCGTAATAGTTGGGGGGTAGGTTATCGACGTTCTCGGCGTCTGGGCCGATGCCGCTGGGTTGGTGATACAGCGTCCAGTTTGTCGCCGGCTCAAGCACTAAGCGCTCGTGATACGCGCTGTCTGTATCCCACGGGTTTGTATCTCCGATCAAACCGAACCAGGTTGGTCCGCCCATGATCTTCGATGGATACCGACCCAAACGACCGAGTAGAGCGCTAACTACCTCGATCGGCACTTCTCGCATCTCGTTAATCCATGCACCCGTAAGCTGCATAGATAGAAGTCGCCGGACATCTTCTTTGGAATCCAGAGGAATCATAACCATGTCGCAGTGCAGGCTCGTCCCGTCAGGCAGTCCAACACGTATTTGTATTGTGCTGTCGGTGACGAAATAATGGACGATCGGCCCTAGATACTGCTGGATGTCAGAAAGAACAGTCTGCCGTAGTTGCTGGAGCGTGTTTCTAATCAAGGCCCAGCGTGAATACCGAACACCGTTGTATGGAGCTTGCGCACACGCCCGGCGCAGGATCTCCATTATTGCACCCATGCTTTTACCGGAGCCGACCGGGCCAACGAGAACCCTGACTAGACTCTCGTTGTCGTCCATGAACCGGGCGACAGTAGGCGGCGGTGTATAAACTAAGCCGCTCATTCGGCGACCTCTATGGCCGGCTGGTCTACTACCGTAGTGACGATTTTCTCAGTTCGACCGCCCGGCATGTTGATCGTCAGGTTGAATTGGGTGCCGCTACCCCCGCCGTCCTTCGCTGAAGCAGGCATACCGTCGAGCCCGGCCATCCGGTTGAGCTGCTTAAAAGCATCGATACGTACGCCCGCGGGTTTTGTGGGGTCCGACGCGATGCCGTGTATCTGCGGGACTAAATTCTCCGACGCGAACCCAGCCTTCAATCTGGCGCGAGCTTCAAGCGACCCATCGCTGTCCACGATCGCCCTGAGTCGCTGCGTCTCTTTGGTGACTTGAGGGTGCGATGCAAGGTACTGCTTGAGGTTGTCTACTGTCCCGAACCCATACCGCACAGCGATGGTTTCGGGTGCGTGGATGCGGTACGCGACATCTTGGATCAGCCGGCCCGTGAGGTCGTCGTCGAGTTCAATCTGCATGGCAGATACGACTCGATCGATTTCCTGCTCGCTGGGGGTTGTCATCACTACCGTAGTTGAAATGTGAATGCCTGGCTCTGATATACAACTACGGCTACTGTAGTTAAAGGGACAAAGGGTTGGCGCAGGCGCTACCAGGGGTATCGGTATCGACGCCACCCATCGGCGGGCGTTCGCTTTTGCGTGTTGTCAGCCCGGCCGAACTCAACGAACAGGAGCAACAGCGCCTCGCCGAAATGTCCGAGGCGAGCCGTCCGCCGCCTATAGCGGATTTGGGTGCGTTCGTCCGAGACCGCTGGAATGTCTTCCGTAATCACCGCAACAGCGGAGACAACCCCCTTAACGAGCGCCTGCTACGGGCGCAGCGTATGTTCGAGGGGCGGTACGATCCGTCGAAACTTTCTGAAATACGCAAGTTTGGCGGTAGCGAAGTTTATTCCCGCCTGGTCGCAACAAAATGCGGCGGTGCGACATCGTTGTTGCGGGACGTCTATCTCGGCGCCGATCGTCCGTGGAGCCTCGAGCCCGAGCCTGATCCGGAAGTTCCCCCAGAGATAAAGACGAACATCGTCGGATTGCTTGCTGCTGAGATCGGCAACATGCAGGCGATGGGCCAGCCGGTGCTGCCTGACCAGGCGCAGATGCGGTTAATGGATCTGATGCACGCTGCGCAGCAGGCGGCGCACCGCAACGGCATGCAGCGCGCGACCGATGCCGGCAACAAGATTCACGAGCTGCTCGAGGCTGGCGGGTTCTACGACGCGCTAGCGGAATTTCTAGTTGATCTGCCGTTGTTCCCCTTTGCTGTGATGAAGGGGCCGGTGGTTCGCATGGTGCCGCGGCTTACCTGGCTCGATAGGCAACCGTCGATCCAGAACCGGCCGCAGATGTTCTGGGAGCGGATCGATCCATTTAATATCTACTGGACGCCCGGCGCTGCCCGCATCAGTGACGCGGAGATAATCGAGCGCAAACGCTACACCCGCACTGATCTCAACGACTTACTCGGACTTCCTGGGTACAACGAAGACGCAGTGCGCGCAGCGCTCCAAGACTACGACAACGGTCTACGGGATTGGCTAGATTCTACCGACACTGAGTCGGCGATGAACGTCGGGCGTGAAAACCCGACGTTGAATCAGTCAAATATAATCGACGGCATTGAGTTTCACGGAAACGTCCAAGGTCGCAAGCTTCTCGATCAGGGTGTTGATACCAGACTGATTCCAGATTTGGATCGCGATTATGCGGTTCAGACTTGGGTTGTCGGTCGGCACACTCTCAAAACACAGCTCAATCCGAGCCCGCGGCAGCGCCACCCGTATTTCCTTACGAGCTTCAAAAAAGTACCAGGCACGGTAGTCGGGCAGGCGTTACCGGATATCCTTGAAGATTTTCAGGAAATCGCTAACGCGACCTTACGTTCGCTCGTCAACAATATGGCGATCGCTTCAGGGCCACAGGTTGTCGTTGATACGAGCCGGCTGGCGCCGAACGAGAACGCCGACGAGATGTATCCTTGGAAGCGCTGGTATGTCGCGAACGACTCACTGGGCAGCCAGCGCGAGCCGATTACGTTTTTCCAGCCGCAGTCTAATTCTCAAGAGCTGTTAACGGTTTACAGCTCGATTAGCAGCATCGCGGATGATGTCAGCGCGATCCCACGGTACGCCACAGGTGAGTCGTTGAAAGGCGGCGCCGGTAGAACTGCGTCCGGCCTTTCGATGCTGATGAACAACAGCTCTAAGGTGCTGCAGACGGTCGCGGCGAACGTCGATATCGACGTCATGGACCCATGCCTGACTGGTTTATACGACATGATTATGCTTACCGATCAGTCGGGGATGTTGACTGGCGGCGAACAGATCATAGTTAATGGGGTGAACGTAGCGATCCAGAAGGAAACCGAGCGCCAGAAACAACTACAGTTCCTGCAGATTACGGCGAATCCGATCGATGCGCCGATCCTTGGGAAGCTGGGTAGGGCGCGGGTTCTTCGTTCTGTATCGGGGAGTATGGGGTTACCAGACGACATTGTGCCAAGCGACAGCACGATCGAGCAGCAGATACGAGCCGAGCAACAGCTGGCGATGGCGCAGGGTGCGTTAGGGATTGGACCGGAGGGTGATGAAGACGAGGAGACGCAGGGTAAGAAGGCATCCGGGCAGCAGAAACGCCAGGCGCCGCCGTCCCGTCACTCGGACAACGCACCGCCACAGAACAATTTTAGACCGGCCGGTAGGCCGAACCGAGGAGCAGGTACTTATGGACCGTAGCGACAACAAACTGAAGAAGTCGGGTTCGCTCGAGATGATCCGCGGTGGTGGCTCCGGCGACGGTGGCGGGCCGACCGGCAGCTCGCGCAGCTACCCGAAGGGCGGCGGCGTGAAGGCGAGCGCTGACTTCAACCCGATGCACGACAAGAAGCGCGGCGCGACCGACTGGGCTGTGGGTGGGGTGTAACCGTGAGTCTCAACCTCGGTAACCTAGCGATCGACGCGGCACGCCAGCTGCGAGACGACCCGCGCTGGCGGGATGTCTGTGATGCGATGCTGGAGCAATCACGCAAGGCCATGACCGTGGCGCTGGAAGTATCTCACGA